TTCGATATTTAACGCATTAAGCAAATGAATAAAAACGCAAAAAGTTCGGGAGAGAAGAGAGTCCGAAGGGTGAGCAATTTTAGTGTGTGTGGCCTGTGACTCGGCGGTTGGAAAGCGCGATGGCGATGGACTCAAGGGATTAATTTGTCGATGGCGTCAGGCTATTGATGATGTTTAGTTGAGATTTAAGGAATTGAAGAGACTAGGTCGTCCTATCGATTCAATCACCGTCCTATGTCTCGGTGACTTGGTAGAAGGATGCGATGGTCATTACGACATTCAGACATTTACAGTTGAAGTCGACCGTCGAGACCAAGTAAAGATTGCTCGACGTCTTTTAAGAGATGCGCTTATCCGCTGGTCCAAGATAGTTCCTTCAATAACAGTTGCAGCAATTGGAGGAAACCATGGAGAAAATAGAAAAAACGGAAAAGCATTCACCACGCTTAATGACAATGATGATGTGGCACTTGTGGAATCGGTTGCTGAAATCTTCGCAGCCAATCCTGAAGCATATGGACATATCCGCTTCGCGATACCACAAGAAGAGTTAAGCCTAACTCTCGAAGTTCACGGAAAGATTATTGGAATTACCCACGGTCACTTAGCCCGTTCAGGAAATGGAGTTGAAGGAAAACTCCGTCGCTGGATTGCTGACCAAACCTTGGGGCGTCAAAAGATTGGTGATTGTGACATTTTGGTCACTGGTCACTATCATTCGCTGAAACTAGCAGATTGGGGAGGAGTCAAATGGCTACAAGCACCAGCCCTCGACGGGGGAAGCGTGTGGTGGAGACAGTCGACGGGGGAGATTGCGGATGTGGGAGTCCTGACATTTGTTGTCAGCCAAGCGGGAGTGAGCGACCTTCAGTTATTATGAACGACCCTAGAGATATCGCCCTATATGCTGCTGAATTGGTCTCAGGAGAGCGTCAGGAGGCTTATGGGCATCCCCTTGATAACTTTGAACGGGCAGCAAAGATATGGGCTGTAATCCTCGGCTGTGACGTCTCAGCCGAACAGGTGAGTCTCTGCATGGTCGGAGTGAAGATTGCTCGTGAAGTCAACCAAACTCAGCCCGATACAGTCGTAGACGGAGTTGGCTATTTCCTGACATTGAGCATGATTCAAGAGGAAAGACTTCGTAGGACTTCATAACCCGACTCAACAAACTTGAGCCGACTCGACTCAACCTTTGATTATCTAACCCGAGTATGATATACTTAGATAAGAGAGGGGGAGGAAATGACAAAAGTTGTTGTTTTGCCCTTGAAGTTTTGGAGCGACCACAAATATCGCGGTTGCTCTGAGTCAGCAGTCGAAATCAAAAGAAACAAGATTTATGTCACTGTTCAACTCGACGAAGAATCTTGGAAAGATATTTACAGCGATGCTGAGTTCTATGCAACATACGACGCCGAATATGGCGAAGAGGATATGAAGGCATTGAAGTCCAGTGCAGTTGCTACTTTGAAAAGATTGCAAAGCATTTAGGCTAAAATCGCCTCCTGATACACTTTGACTACTGTGCGCTTAGTCGCCTCATTGCCTGTCTAAACCGTGCGCTAGTCGCCTCGACGGTATATGGGGCTACCCATGTGCCGTATTCGAGGAGGTTTAGATGGCTCGTTACAGAGTCTTGCAGGGTATTGATTACCCACCAAATAAACGCGCTGAGGTTGGCGATACCGTCGATGACCTTCCAGCCAATGCAATTAAATGGCTATTAGATACTGGTGCTATTGAAGACCCAAGTAAGCCAAAAAAAGTTGAAGTAGTAGTTGAAGAAACTCCTGCTCCAGTAGTTGAAGAAACTCCAATCGTTGAAGAAACTCCCGCCCCAGTTGCCGAGGAGGTCACTGAATAATGCCTACATACCGCCATGGTAAAAATACTGTTGTTCTAGTGGACCAGTATGACCTTTCAAGTTATTACAAAGAAAGCACAACCTCTCGCTCAGTTGAAACTGCTGAAACAACGGCTTTTGGAAATAGCGCGAAGACATACATCACAGGATTAAAAGACGGCACCATGAACCTATCAGGAATGTTTGATGGTTCTGCTGGAGCGGTTGATGAATTTATGTCAACAGCCCTTGCTGGTGCCGATAACAACGTAACAGTTCAAATTGAAGGCAATACAGCAGGAACAATTGCTCATATGCTTGCAGCACAAGAAACTTCATACGAAGTAAGTTCTCCTGTTGGGGACGTAGTAGCAATTACTACTCAACTACAGGCTGACGGAGGGTTGGAGTCAGGTCGAGTACTTGCTCCTGCGACCGTTGTAACAACTGCCACAACGACAAACGGTACTTCTGTCGATAACGCAGCAGCATCAACAAACGGCGGAGTTGCACATCTTCATGTGACAGCAAATGCCAACTTAGGTACCACAACAATCAAAGTTCAACACTCAACCGATAACTCGACTTGGGTTGACTTGGTTACATTCGCAACAGTTGCCACAACAATTAAAACAACTCAAAGAGTTGTGGTTGCAAGCGGAACAACAGTAAACCGTTATTTGCGCTCGCAGATAACTACAGCAAGTACAGGCAGCATAACCACAACCGTCGCATTCGCAAGGAGATAAAATAAAATGCCTACATTTCGTCACGGTAAATCAGCCGTATTCAAAATCGGTTCAAGCGGTGTTCCTGGTACCGCTACCGCAATTTCAGATGCAGTAAGAGAAATCACCTTCCCTCGTTCAGTCGAGACTGGTGAAACAACTTCTTTTGGTTCAAGCGCGAAGACATACCTAGTTGGTTTGTCAGATGCAACAATTTCAATCAGCGGTGTTTTTGATGCAACATACGATGCTCAGTTGGCTGGTCTTGCTGGCATCGATGGAGTAGCATTCGAATACGGACCATCAGGTTCAACTACTGGAATGATTAAGTACACAGGTTCATGTGTTCTTACTTCATACGAACTATCTTCACCAGTTGGAGATGTCGTTACATTCACAGCACAGTTCCAAGTATCAGGCGCAATTACTCGCGCTACTTACTAATAACTAAATAACAACTAAATACAAACTAAGTCGTGTCCTAGAGACCTAAAGGAGATATCGTGTCCATAAGAGACCAAATTCTCGCCGTTCAAGACATTCCAACCCAATTGGTTGAAGTGCCTGAGTGGGGCGTGAAAATCGAAGTTCGTGGTATGACAGGCGCAGAGCGCACTCGTATCATGGATAAGGCAACAGCAGACGCAGGAGAGATGAATCTACAGATGATTTATCCTGAGATTGTTATTGCAACATCATTTGACCCATCAACTGGCGAGCAGGTCTTTGTTCCTGAAGACCGCGATATCTTGCTCAGTAAGTCAGCGACTGCACTTGACCGTGTAGCAATGGTAGGTATGCGCCTATCAGGATTCACAAAGGAATCTGCTGACGAACTGGGAAAAGATTCCTCCGAAACGGCTTCAGAAGATTTGTCTTTGAATTAGCAGAACGATTGGGTAGGACTGTCGAGGAACTCCTCTATGGCAGTCCTTCCCATCGTGCTATTTCAGCAAATGAATTGACTGAATGGGAAGCACTTGAACGCATCCGTGTTTGGGAACAAGAGCAAGCAATGAAAAAGAAAAACTAAGGCGGTGAAAGAATTTGGCTCAAGAGACAGTAGTAGAGGTATTAGCCAAATTTCGCGCCGATACTGCCGAATTCAATAGACGCCTTAATGAAGTCCAATCTCAACTTGATGGACTATCTAAGAAAACATCTGATACTTCAGCAAATATGCAGAGTTCACTGGGTTCAATCGGTGGGGCGCTTACAAAATTAGGTAATACTTTTGGTGTACTGGCAGGAGTTGCTGGTGGCGCCTTAATTTCCCTTGGAGTTTCATCATTCAATGCTGCTGCAAGAGTTCAAGAATTAGATGTTGCTATAAATGCTGTAGGAAAATCAACTGGTCTTGGCTATGACGCAATCAATACTGCTGCTCTTGGAATTAAGAGCATGGGTATTGAGATGGAAACAGCCCAAAGGTCAGCATTAAAGTTTGCACAAAATAATCTTAAACTTGAGTACGCTTCTAAACTAGCAAGAGTTGCTCAAGATATGGCTGTCATCAGCGGTATGAACTCAACTGATACATATAACATGCTTACACACGCTGTTATTACTGGACGAAGCGAAGTCTTAAAATCTGTTGGTATTCAGAAATCTGCTGGTCAGATGTACGAAGAGTTCGCTAGACAAATTGGAAAAGCAACTAGCGCTCTTTCTTTCCAAGAAAAACAACAGGCTGTTGCAGAAGGTGCTCTTGCAGAAGGCGCAAAGGTATTTGGCACCTACGAAGCAGCAATGACAAGTCCTGGAAAAGTTATCCGCTCATTTGCTCGTATTACAAATGACACCAAGGTAGCAATGGGTCAAATGGTTCTTGATGGATTTGGACCAATGATTCTTGCTGCTTATGATGCGTATAAAGCATTCAGTAAATTAATTGTTCCTGGTGGAGCGTTATATCCAATTATTGAAGCATTAACTGCTGTATTTACTAATCTTACACAGCCACTTACAGATGCAATTACTAAGTTTACAGATTTTGCTTCGAAAATGACTCCCGTGAAAACATCTATCTCTGACATGGGTTCAGAAATTTCTAAGTATCTTCCAGTAATTGCATCTCTTGGAACTGCTTTTGCAACTATGGCAGGACAGAACTTATTAAGACAAGTGCCAATTTTTGGTCAACTTTTGGGAGCAATTAATCCAGTTGCTGCTGCAATAGTTGTATTAATAGCAACTGCTCCAGCAATGCGTGATGCTTTTATGAACCTTCTAGGTGCATTAAAACCTTTATTGCCAGTACTTGCAGAAGTTGGAAGAATTGCTGGAACGGTTGTTAACAATGCAATTTATCTGCTATCAGGTGCAATTAATGCTTTGGCTGGTTTTATTACAAACTCAATTAAATTTGTAAAAGAAAATTCAACTGCATTTAAGATTATGGCTGGAATTGCTGGAATGCTTGCTGCTGCAATTTTTACAGTAGTCGCAGCAATTAAAGTTCATGCAGCAGTTCTTGCGGTTAGCAAGGGAGTCATGACTGCTTTTGCAGTTGCTCAAGTATTAATGAGTGGTGGACAACTTGCTTCGATTGCTTCAACTAATGCACTTGCTGCATCAATGCTTAAACTGAATGCAACTATGGCTGCAAATCCTATTGGACTTATTGTTGCTGCTATTGCTGCACTTGTTGCTGGGTTTGTGATTGCTTGGAATCATTCAGAAACCTTTAGAAAGATTATGATTGCTATTGGTAAGGCTGGAATTATTGCCGTTGGATATGTGATTGAATGGATTGGAAAATTAGCAAAGGCTATATTGACAGTCAATTCAGGTCCTCTTCGACTTCTCTTAAAGGGTCTTGCTCTGCTTAAAGTTCCTGGGGCGCAAACTGCTCTTGATGGGATAACTGGAGCGATTGATAATGTTGGCAAATTTTTTGACAGCACTTCTGAAAAGATTAAAAGTTATGCTGATAATTTAGATGCACTAGAAAATAAAAGATTCAAACTTCCTGACCTTCTTGGCAGTTCATTCAAGATGCCTAAAACAAAAGAAACTACACCAAAGAATCCAGCAACTGGTCTTAATGGTGGCGGTGAGGCTGGTGGCACTGACGGTGCTGGTGCAGCAGCAATTTCTGCATTGCGTGAGACTCTTCAAAAGTACAACGACTTTATCAATAATGAGTTCGTTAAGGGATTCCAAAAGGATTCATCAACTGCACGAGAGACTGTTACAAATTCTCTTGATTTACTTAAGAATATATTTGATGAAAAGGCTAAGGGTCTAAAGGGAACTGCTCTCAAGAATCTTCAAGATTCTTATTGGAAGATTAATGACACTATTCGTCAATTCATCCCACAGGCTGAGGAAATTGGTAAGGCATTTGAGGAATTAAATCTTGCAATTGAAGACGCAACCAGGCGCTTAGAAGAGGCAACTAAGAATCGCGCAGATGCAGCAGAAAAATTTGGCGAATTGCTAAGAAAGCCATTTGGGGAGCCAAGTGCAATCACAAAGGCTATGGGTTCAGCCGAGGCTACTGTTGATTCGATTATCAGTATGTACGACAATCTTGTTGAACAAATTAACAAGCGTTATGATGGAATTGACCCAACTGGACGAGATAATTTAGTTAATTTCCTTACTAATCAAACTCAACGACTTGTTGATTTAGCGCGTCGTCGAGTTGAAGTTGCTAGAAAACTTACAGATGCTCAGACTGCTTTAGACAAGATTACTCAGGAACAGAGTTCGTTTGTCAGTTCTACAAGGTCTTCTATGAAGTCATTTGCTACTGCTCTAGTCGACCTTTCAAAATCTGATGCTCAGGCAACTATTCAGGTTGTCAAAACAGCAAGCGGTCTTGTCATAACTCAAATTCAGAGTTCATCTAGCGGAATTGATGCTATTACAAAGCAACTTCGTGAACGATTCCAGTCAATTAAAGATTTTGCAGCAAATATTAAGTCTTTAATGGAGCGAGGAGTCAATAAAGATTATATTCGTCAATTAATTGAAGCAGGTCCTGAAGCAGCAGGTGCAGCAGCAAGTTTGATGGCTGGAGCAACTGATTCCCAGTTGGCTGAAATTAACACTCTTTATTCAGGAATTGCAGATTTATCAAATTCCTTTGGCGATGAAATGGGAATGAATTTCTATGGCGCTGCTGTCAAGTCTGCTCAAGCATTAAGAGATGGATATCAGTCAGAGATGGATTCCATCAATGCTGAGATGGCAGCAATTGTTGCTGCTATAACAGATGCCCTATCGCCATTATCTGACCTTGGAACTAATCTTGGTGAAGACATCGCTCAAGGATTCCTTGATACCTTAAACAAGCGAAAGACAGAATTAGTGACGCTTGCTGAAAGCATTGCAACTGCAATCGCTGAGGCGATGAAGAATGCACTTGATGGAATCGGTGTTGCAGGTGCAGTAGTTCCAACTACAAACACTCCAGTTTCTCAACCTACTCTTGCTGATGGAGAAGCAGCAAGAAGGGCTTTGATGAAATTAACAGGCAATCAAACATTGACTGATGAAGAAAAGAAATTACTAAATATTGGAACAGTGAATGTCAATGTAACAACTCCTGATGCTCAAACATTTGCAGATGATTTGCCTGGAATCATGTCTAAAGCACTACTCGGTAGGAGATAATCGTGGCAGTTACAACAGTTATTCCTGATGCAACCGCAACTGGTGCAGCAAACTTTACTTTAACTGGTGCTCCATCACTTAATGCTGCCCTTGCAGACGGCTCAGATGCTACTTATGCACAAAAACTCAATACAATCACTGGAAGCGCATCAGCCCTTTTAGATTTTGGAACTTTAACTGTTCTTGCAACACAGCAGATTAAGCGAGTTCGAATTCGTGCTCGTGTCTCTACTCCAACGACTAGTGGTAAGGTAAATATCTATCTTGGTGCTCGCGTAAGCAATGTTAATTATTTCCATTCAGCCTTAGCCATTCGTGGTCAATATACGAGCGCTACAACTTTCACTGGACCTTGGCAGACATCATCTCCTGATGGAACAAGTTGGAGTCAAGCCGATATCAATGGTCTTCGTGCGAAGATTACTGAATATTCCGATACAACTGACCGTGCAACTTTTTATGAACTTTATATTGATGTTGATTTAGTAACTCAACCAACAGTTACAACAGTTACAGCACCTTCAGGAACTATTACAACAACCGCTTCTCCTGATATTACTTGGACTTATAGTGATACAGATAATGAGACGCAAAGTTATTATCAGATTAAAGTCTTCTCTGCTGCCCAATATGGTGCAGGTGGTTTTAGCCCAGCAACATCTACGGCAACATGGAACTCAGGTGAAATTGCTTCATCCGATAACGCATCAATTGTTGGTTACTTATTGCCTAACGCCACATATCGTTGTTATATTCGTGCTGCTAAAACAGTTAACAATGCTCCATTTTGGAGTGATTACACATACTCAAGTTTTGTTATTAACTGCACATCACCAACAACTCCAACTCTTGTAGCCTCGTGGAACTCTAGCCTTGGCTATGCAAGTTTTACAATCACTGGAGCAGCGCTTCCTAGTGGTTACTCATCTCAATATTATGTAGTTGAACGAAGCGATGACGCTGGAATTACATATTCAACCATTCGAAATGGTTCAAATATCACGCCTGTTTCATATGTCGGAACTGCTACAGACTACGAGGCGCCTAGAACTTATACGGTTTACTATCGCGCTCGCGCTATTGGTATTACAACGGGCTCAGTTGAAATTCCATCAACCTATTCAACAGTTCAACAGGTATTAATTACTAATGACTCAACATGGTGGTTTAAGGTTCCAGCAAGTCCAACGCTCAATGTTGGTTCTGTAAATGTATTGAATGGACTCAACATTACAGTTGAAGAGCCTAATACAATTTTTCGCCCGCTCGGAGATGATAGACCAATCGTTGTTGCTGGTACCTTACAAGGTAAAGATGGTCGTTACACAATTACGACTACAAATAACACACAGTTTAATTTGCTACTGCCTGTTATTAATTACCAAGGGACTTTATTGGTTCAAGACCCTCTTGGAAATCAAAAATACATTCGCATTACTAAGCGTTCATGGACTGAATCAACTGTTGGAACTATCGTTCGACGTCTTATAGATATTGATTATGTTGAGGTTAGTTCGTAATGTATTCAGCAACCGCAGCATTTAGAGCAGCAATTAATGATAGTCACACTGTTGTTGCTAAGGCTGAAATTTGGTCAAGTGACCAAAAATTAGCGACATTAAAAATTGCAGGTGGCTCAGTCAGCGCAAGCGCTAAAAATGCAACTCGTCGTACCTGTGAAGTAACTTTATCAACTGACAGAACTACAGACAATATGGTTCCCGATAATGATTATGACCTATTGACGCCTTTTGGTAATGAACTTCGTCTTTATAGAGGCATTGAATATACGGACGGAACTCAAGAATATATACCTCTTGGAGTTTTTGTCATTACTGATGTTTCTATCGCAGACAGAGCCGATGGGGTTGGTATCCGAGTCAGTGGAGAAGACCGCTCACTTATAGTTTCTCGTTCTAAGTGGTTGCAGCCATATCAAATGGTTGCTGGAACTCTCGAAGCAAGTATCACTGCATTGCTTCAAAGTCGTTACAGCGATGTACAAGTTTCTTTTCCTACGACTGGAGTTTCAATTGGTCAGGTTATTTTGGGTGTGGATAAAGCAAATGACCCATGGAAAGATGCTGTGCAGATTTGTGAACTCGTTGGATATGACCTTTACTTTGATGTAACTGGTGTTGCAACAATGAAGCAATTCCCAACACTTGATGGAGCGGTTGTTGTGGCTACATATGAAGAGGGCAACGGAACAACAATTACTGAGTTAGATAGAACTATCTCCACAAAAGAAACATATAACGGAGTTATCTATACAGTAACTGGAAGCCAAGTAACTACTCCAATCAAAGTAACCGTATGGGATGAAGATTCAACTAGCCCAACATATCGTTATGGAAAATTTGGTCAGGTTCCAATTTTCATCACTTCGGGCTTAGCAACTTCAACAGATGCAGCAACCACTGCTGCAACAAACCTTCTATACACATTTATCGGTTCACAGGAAACAATTAACTGGAGTTCTCTAGTTGACCCAACTTTAGATGTTCAAGATGTTGTCTATGTTAAATCAGTTGGAGCAAAAGTGAATCGATTGGTAATTATCGACGCTTTATCAATTCCACTCAGCCCTGACTCACAAATGAAGGCAGATGCGCGTATTGTTCGTGTAGTTGCAACAGGCGAAACTATTCAGGTAGGTAAATAATGGATTTACATGAAGTCTTTAAGCAGATAGGTGCTCAACAGCAACCTATGCAGTTGACTCAAGGAGTCGTAAGTGCAACAGCAGCGGGAAGTGTTTCAGTAAAAATTGCTGGGGCGACAGATGCTGTTACGGGAATTAAATACTTGAGTAGTTATTCTCCAGCAACTAATGATGTAGTTTTTATGCTCATAAATGGAAACGATGTACTTATCCTCGGTAAACGGGCTTAAGGTATTATTAACCTATAGACACTTAGGAGTCACTATGAATAAGAAGCAAAAGGCGATGCTCGCCTCATACGGTCGTTCACTACTTGCTGCAATGACCACAGCATTCATGCTTACAGGTGGAGATATCTTTGCGCTCGATGCAACTTCAATGAAGCAAATTTTGGCTGCGGGAATCGCTGCTGTTTTGCCAGTTGCTCTACGCGCTGCTAATCCAAAGGACCCAGCATTCGGCAAGATTGCAGATGTAATTACTGATTCAGTCGTGAAGAAAGTAACTGCTCCAGCAAAGAAAAAGGCTGTGAAAAAGGCTGCGAAGTAATGGCTGAAAAAGGAACAGTAGATTTATTTTTGCAAGTTGCTTTCAAGGAAATCGGAACTATCGAGGGTCCTAAAGACAACGAAACAAAATACGGTGCTTACACAAAGGCTAATTTTCTGCCATGGTGTGGCTCATTCGTCATGTGGTGCGGTAACGAAGCAGGGGTAAAGATTGTAAATACAGTCTCAACTCTTGCTGGAGCACAGGCATATCAAAAGGCTAAGGCTTGGCAAGATGCTGAGACAGCAACTCCAATGCCTGGAGATATTGTTTATTTTGACTTCCCAGGAGATGGCGTAGACAGAATCTCCCACGTCGGAATTGTTTTGAAGGATAACGGTGACGGAACAGTTACCTGTATCGAAGGAAATACATCTCCTGATAAGAAAGGTGACCAGCGAAACGGTGGACAAGTTGCAAAGAAAGTCCGCGCTTACAAAAAAGGCGCTACTAAAGGATTACCTCTTGCAGTTGTCGGTTTCGGTCGCCCAAAGTTTAAGGCATAATCATGGCAGAACACGAAGTCACTCTTGGAGAAATCATGCGTCGCTTGGATGAACTCAGCGAAGGCATGAAGCAGTTGAACACATCTATTGGCGAAACTTATGTCAGACGTGATGTGTACTCTGCCGACTCACAGAAGATTTCTGTTACTTATGAACACATGATTCAGCGCTTGGAGAAGATGGAATCTCGCTCCGAATGGGTCGTTCGCACAGTTGGAGCGATTCTTATCGGGGCGGTCATCACAGCCACGATTTATGTCAAGAGTGCATTCGGTATTTGACATAACCAACTAGGGTGGTATATCCTCTCCAACGAGAGGAGATATACATGACAAACCTAGTACCACTAGACGAATTTGAAGTCGTCGAAGCATCACCAATTGCAGAAGCCTTTACCGTCGATGACGATTCAAAGGCTGATTGGGCTATGCGAAAACTCGCGAGTCTGCGACGTAAGCAAGCCGAGAATAAAGCCATTGCAGAGGCTGAGATTCAAAGGGTCACAAAATGGCTGGAAACGGTCAATACAAGCCTTGAGAATGACGCTTCATACTTTGAGGCAGTCCTAACCCCATACGCGCTCCTACAGCGCTCTGAGGGGCGTAAATCGGTACTCCTACCTCATGGCACCATCAAGACAACTGCTGGACGTCCAAAGATTGAAATCGAGGACGAAGAGGCATTCCTTGCATGGGCTAAAGAATCGGAGAACTCAGTTATCAGAATCAAAACTGAAATCGACAAGAAGGCACTCAATGCTTTGATTCGCGATGATAATCAGGTAATATCAACCCAAGGTGAAATTGTTCCAGCAGTTCGAGTTATACCTGCTGAAACTTCAGTTTCATTTGTAACCGAGTAGAGAGAGAAAACATGGATACGGAAACAACAGTAGTAACACCAGCGTTACCGACAATTTCACAATCACTGAGTGAAATCATGAAGGCAGTTGGAGCAATCGCAAAGAAAGACAAGAATACTTCGCAAGGTTTTAACTTTCGCGGAATTGATTCAGTCGTCAATGCGGTATCTCCAGCGCTACAAAAGCACGGCGTAATTGTTGTGCCACGAGTTGATGATTACTCATATGAGACAGTTGAAATCGGTCGTAACCGAACAGCGATGGGTCATGTGAAGGTAAAAGTTACCTACGCATTCATCGGTCAAGCAGGGGATGCAATTAGCGCCACGGTTGTAGGTGAGGCAATGGACTCAGGAGACAAGGCAACCGCTAAGGCGATGTCTGTAGCCTTTCGAACTGCACTCCTACAGGCACTCTGCCTACCAACAGATGAACCCGACCCTGACGCAACTTCATACGAGAGTTACAGTGCAACTGACGTCCTCGCTACAAGTGCCGTACTTATCAAACTGCGACGAGCCACAGATAATGCTAGGCGAGCTGACGTTATTAATACCTACTACCACACAAAGCAAAGGCACTCATCCGAGAACAACGAAACCATTACCACACATGCACGTTGAA